GTTCGAGTCCTGTCACCTCGACCACAACAAATGCCGTAGATTCGTTTAAATCTACGGCATTTTCTTTTTCAAGTACACGTTTTAGTACACACTTACCTATTTTCTCTGCAAACTGTGTACCAAATCATTATACACCTCCGGACGTGCTTCTTTCAGCGCATCCATAAACTCATCCAGCACACGCCACACTCGCCCGGTATCGGCCTTTTTTACAATCTCCAAAAATTCACTCATCCTGTAAACGCTCCAATTTCCGCATTACGCCATTATAAACTTTAGGGTTTGCTACATACAAGGCCGACATAAGCTCATCCAGCACGTTCAGCGCTGCTGCGATGTCTACGTTTGACACAGCCCGTAAAAAGTCACTGCTGCCAACAGCAGCCCTTGTAGACGGCTCTGCCGCTTCGTAGTAGCGCACAGGCTCTTGCAGTTCTGCTCTCTGCGGAGAATGGGACGCATCTACAAGACGCTGATTTTTCACAACATAAAGCGCAGCCAAATTTTTAACTCTGGTCATGGTGAGTTCGCTGTTTTCGATTTCGGCTATAGCGCCGTCAATCTCTCGCACGTCAACCATAGCCCTTACACCTCACTTTAACCGTTTCGCATCGTGTCAATGCAGCGCTGGATGACTTCCCTGTCTTTGCTGTCAGCCCCGCGCAGAATATCTTCCATGCGGGAAATCAGTGAATCGCGCCCATCGTCCATGCTGTAATGGCCACGCACATAATGGGAACCGCGCCGCGCATAGCTGCTGCCGCGTCCATAATTGCCGCGCATATTCGCGCTCCAATCACCATCGCGGCTGTAATCCTCATCGCGGCTGTAACCGTCATCTTCCAGCATGACAATTTTGTCGATGTTTTTGATAGTGTCAGTCAGCTTGTGAACAGTTTCCAAGTCACCGGCAGACATTTCACCCTTCTTTCCGATTTCGTCCAGTTCTGCGCACAGCATGTCTTTCAAGTCATACAAAACTTTTTTGCTCATGGTTTACTCCTTTCAGCTCACTCTCTCGACCACAAAGTTTGCGTTCGCAAACAAAACGGTTTGTGTGCTTGTATTTTCGGCGGCAACGGTCAGGCAGCAGCCGCGCGGAACTTCAACAAAAGACGTCACATAGATATTAAAGAAGTTTTCTACTGCTGCCGGTGTCACGGTTGCAGTCGCACTGTTCAGCGGTTCGCCATTGATGGCAAGTGCAGCCGTAATAGCTCCCACTGTGCCGCCTGTGGGGATAGCAACGTTTGCACCGAAGCCCACTTTGAAACGAGCTTTGCACTGGTTCGTAATGCCGCGCAGCGTAACAATACCGGCGCCCTCTCTGTGTACGACACAGCCCTTACCCGCTACTGCCGTTTCCGTCAGAGGCACGTTCTGGCCTGCTGCTACGCTCACGGTATTGGCGTTTGTAAATTCAGCCATAAAATCATTCCTTTCAAAAAAAGATAGTGGCGGGACGATTGCCCCGCCACATTTTGCACTATCGGCACGGGGCCGAACATGTCAGATGTTCCGACAAGTTGCCGTATTCATTTTTAGCATCCGCAGCCGTTGCAGGTGCCGCAATTCCCATACTGATACGGAGCAGGAACGGGGAAAGCCGGAACAGGGCGGGGGTTGTAGTAAGCGAGCTGCCCGCTCATATAGGCTTTCAGCGTTTCATTCTGCGCAGCCTGACTTGCGGCCAACTGTGCGGCAAAAAGCTGCTGGTTCTGCTCGGCAATCTTGGCATCTTTAGCCTCAATGCGCTGCGCCGTCAGTGCGTCAAGCACAGCGCGGGCGTTCGCGTTCTGGTTTTCGATGATGTCCCGAGTACCGTTCTGAATGGTCTGGCGCGTGTCGCAAGCCTGCGTAGCGAGGTTGTAGTTTACGCCCTGGATAGCCTCGCGGGTCTCGCAGCAGCAATTCGCCTGCTGCATCTGCATGGCATTCAGCTGCTGCATAAATGCCGCCTGCTGATTGGCGCGGCTGATTTCAGCCGACATAAAGCCCTGCTGCATAGCGTTCTGCACACCGTTGACAAGCTGTGCCTGAGCATAGAAGCCGTCACACAGGCCGTTGTTTACGACGTCGATTTTGCGCTCAACGTTGGCAAAATCACTGGTGAGGATGTATCCATCAACTGCGCCGGTGCTGCCGTTGCCGCCAAAGCCGTTGTTGCCCCAGTTGCCGCCCCAGCCGCAGAAAACGAAGAGGAAGAGAATAATAATCCACCACGCACCATCGCCGCCAAAGCCCCAGCCGTTGCCATTGCCCGTATTTGCGGGCTGAACAGGCATTGTCATAACAGTGCCGTCCGAAGAAAGACTCATGTTTAACTCCTTTCAAAAGTTGAATGTATTGTTCACCGTGCGCACGGTTTGAACCTATTTTAAAAAGCTCTGGAACTGCTGCGCCATTGCCTGCAGCTGGTTTAGCTGCTGCTGGCTCATTTTGCCAGATTGCAGCAGCTTTTGAACTTCTTGCTTCGGGTCGCCTTGGAAATTCTGTCGGAACTGCTGAAACTGCTGCATCATCTGCTGGAATTGTCCCATTGCGCCCGGCATTTTGCCGCCGCCAAGAGCGTTAAACAGAGGGTTGCTCATTGTCTGCCTCCTTTTTCTTGCGCGTCAAAGGTTTATCTGCCGCCAGCGCGTCAAAGCGGGCTGTCAGCGCGTTAAACTCCTGCCGTGTGACATATTCCTCTTTCGGTTTTTGCGCGGTCTGTGCGGGATGTTTCTGGCTTGCCGTGCGTTCCGAGTAGTCAAAAACGCGCAATGGCTGCGGCATACCGCTGGCGTCGGTGGCCTTAATATAAAATGTACTGTTTTCGCTGTCCATCAGCAGCACACTATTCCCCGCCGCCACCATATACGCTTTGGCGCCCTCTTCGCCCTGCACCCAGATAATAGGCGAACTTTGCTGCGCGGGCTGTTGCTGCGGATACGCTGCCTGTCGGAGCTGTGCGAGTTGATCGGGCATGGCCGACGGCATCTGCTGCCCCATTGGATAATAGTTCGGCATATAGCCGGGCTGATACGGTACGCCAAACGCCATAGTCAATCATCCTTTCTGCCAGTAGTACAGCGGCACTTCATCTCCGCTGTCCCATGTATCCAACCAGTCCCCATTTTCCACGCACAGAACATGCGTAGCCATTGCCAAAATATACGTGCCATCTGGGTGCTCCGCCGCAAAATCTGCCACTGTGTAGCAGTCCGGGCAGCTGTTCGGAATTGCCGAACGGTTCCACCCACATCGGCGCAGATAACTGCCCCAGACATAGTTTGCAGACGGCATATCATGCAGTTCAAATCCTGCCAGCACCAGCGCCGCATATACAGCCGCCCATGATTGATGCGTTGCGGCTGCAATGGCTCTGACGGTACAATCGCCGACGCGCTTTTGTTCCGGGTTTAGGTTGATTTGCTTGTATGCCATCCGAACCGCTCCTTTTATCTAAATTGTACAAAAAAAGACGGCACAACGTAGGCCAGTAAAGTGCCAACATTGTGCCGTTTTTGGGACAAAATAAAAAAGGCGCGGCCACAAAAGCAGCCGCGCCCTTTGAATCAGCCTATTTTTGTTTTGATGCTGTGTACGCGCCGTTTTACCGTGCGCTCGCTACAATTCAGTTCTGCCGCAATATCAGCATTGCGCCAGCCGCGCCGCCGAAGCTGCAAAACATCCGTTTCTTCATCGGTCAGCAAACCGCCGACAAAATCAAACTTTGGCATGATTACTCATCCTTCTTGTTCTTGCTTTCTGTCTGCGTGCCAAAATAAAAGGCCACAACCATTGTTACAATGGTCATGACCGTGTCAGGCTGTAATTTCTCCCGCAGCGCCAATGCCGCAAAAACTGCAACGACAACCAGCGTCACAATGGTTTTTACCTTGATAAGCGCAGCCAGATTTTTCAAAAAATCGCCCATAGATATGCACTCCCTTTCAGCCAATCAGATGATTTTGCAAAGCTTCCTTTGCCTTTTGCATCTGGTTAATGTTGTTTCCATCCAGATTGTGGTCAAGCAGGGCAAGCAATGCCTGCATGGTCACATGCTGCCCCTCGTCCATGCTGTCAAGCCGCAATTTGTCTTTTTTCAAGAATCCCTCCATGGCGTTCACCCGCTCTTCAAGCTTGGTAATGCGTTTGTCTTGGTCGGTCTTCGGCTTTTTTACTGCGGTGATTACTTTGCTGATGGCAACGCCACCGGCATACAGTCCGGCAGCAGCACCCGCCGCGTAAATCAAAAACGCCCAGGCCTCCGCAAGCGTAAACGAGAATACATGCTGCATCGGCATCACACCTCCGCCCATTCAGATTTGTACAGCCCTGCATCCGTCAGGCCGCGGCTCTGGCACAGCAGGTAAATTGCATCCGCATCTCCCTGGCTCACCGGCCCGATGGTAATCACTTGTAGCTTCCTTTCAGGCTTGTCCACCGTAGGCAGGGCCTTGACCAAATGATTCAAATCAACCACCTCTGTGATGCCCGGAACGCTGCCCTTTGCGGCCTGGCCGTACTGGTGGATGTAGCGCGGCAGGCTCGTGTCGTAGTTGGCGCGGGTGTCGGCCAGCCAGCCGATGTAATCTTCACACAGGTAGGTGTAGTCGATGTTCGCGCCTGCAAAGGCCGTGAAGGTGTAGATGCCTGCCGTGAATCCGTGCGCTTTGGCCCTATCACAGAACGCCATTGCAATTGCCGTGCGCTGGTCTTTCGTCAGGTTGTCGGCGCGGCCATCGTGAACGCCGGTCTTGGTTGTGTGTCCCCATTCGCTGTCGAAGAACAAGGGATAGCCTGTCGGGGCAAGGCTTGCGCAGAAGTCTGCCTCCTCGCGGGCTTCGTCCACCGTGACCGCCTGCGAGAAGAAGTAAAAGCCTAACAGCTTTCCGCTTGCTTTCGCCCCTGCAAGGTTGGCATCGTACTGCTCGTCCTTCATCAGCTTTCCGCTGCCGTAGCCGCGATACCCGATGCGAATAATGGCACGGTAGGGAACCTTTGCCCAGTCGATAGCGCCCTGATGGTGAGACACATCAATCAGCACTTCCTCGCCGCTAGGCTGTGCAGCGTCTGCGGGTTTTTCTACTGCGTGCTCGCCGGTGCGATAAGTAAACACCTGACTGCTTGCCGTGGTGAAGTCGTTGCCCAGCCATACCAGCGGATTCGTGCGGCTGCCGTTCAGAATGACTTCAAAATGCAGGTGCGCCCCAAACACATTGCCGGTAGTGCCGCTATAGCCGATGAGGTCGCCCTCTTTGACCTGCTGGCCTAACTTGACGCAATATCTGCTCAGGTGTGCGTATCGGGTCTGCAGGGGCTTTCCCTCGTAGGGCGCGTGCCTGATGCGCACCATGTTGCCATAGCTCTGCATCCCGGTTTTGGTATGGCCGTCCCAGTTCTGCACCTGGTCAACTGTGCCGCCCTCTGCCGCGTATACCGGCTGCGTGCTGGTATTGCTGATTTGGGTGCGCAGGTCGATGGCCCGGTGCATACTGCCGTCGTTGTAAAACCATCCTTGTGTGATGATGTGCTGGGCCAGAGGCCACGCCAGCAACACCTCACCGTTTGAGAGTCTCATTGATCTTCCTCCTCGTACAGCGGATTTTGAATCTGCTCATTCGTTGCGTTGCCGTCCTGCACCGTTTCAGCGTCCAGCGCATCATAATACGCCTGCGCCAGCGTCTCCACCTCGGCAATGTCCTCTTCGGTCAGCAGGCTATTGTCGTAGTGCGTGTACGCCTTGTCCAACCAGAACGCAACGTCACGCCCCGCGCCGATTTCCCGCTTGATACTGCGCAGCGTCAAATCGTGCCGTGCTTTACTCTTGATAGCCATTTTATTACTCCTTTCAGTTGATAGAAGCAACCGCTGCTTCCAAATCGGTGATTTGTTTAATGGGGTCTGCTCGTCCCGTCACAGTCGCGCTGTCGGCGTCTGTCAGCACGGTATTAACTCCTGCAAGCGCTGGCAACGGCTGTGCGCCTGTCGCGGTGAAGGGCGTTGGAGTTGCCAGCTTGTAAGCGATTTGTACGGGCGTTCCGGCTGCGTATTGGGCGGCGAGGTAGGCATTCATGTCGTCAGCGTTGGCAAACAGACCATCAATATCAGACTTTTGCAAAAAACAAAACCCGTAAGATGTATTCGCACCTAAAAACTTGGTGTCAAAGTGACTGCAACAAATAATTCCACGTGCTAAAATCCCCGGTGCAGAATGCAGCGGGAGGTTATAAAAGGTGTTGTTGTATAAGACGAATTTCAGTTCGTTGCCGTCCAGCGTGATAATCTTTGTGTTTTCGTTTCCCTCACCCGTCACCGCGTCCACCTCACCACCATACACGGTTTCGGGCAGGGTCAGGGTGTTGGTCTGCCCGATGTACGGTGTGTATGGTGCGTTTTGGATAAGGGAGACACAGAAGTTATTCACATTCCCACTCCATTTACAGTACCCATTTTCCATTATCACTGTTTCAACAGTCTTAAATGCGACACCGTGGAAAACAGCAGTCTTTCTCCCGTTTGGAATCTTCCCTGCCGTGCTAATCCCAAAATCTTGAACAGTTATTGCTTTCCATTTACCATCTGCTTTGTTCAAGAAAAATGCAGTACCAACGTTCTCAATTTCGGCGTTTAACGTATCGAACGAAATTTCAATATCAGCTACTATCTCGGTTGGAAGTTCGACGGGTGTCAACGTTTTGTTCGGCGTAGAGATATCTGATATTTTGCTTAAATTCGCCCCGCACCGTTCAACCGTCACGCAGTCTCTGCCCTTGATTGGACGGATGTTTTCGGGGCTTGGCGTTCCGCTGCCTTCCTGCATGGGTTTCCACTTCGCTTTCACGCCCAGCGCATATCCCGCCACAGGGTAGCACACAACAGGGTTGCCGCTTTCTTCCAAAGGCGGGCAAAGCATGTCAATGATGTGCTTGCTGCTCCACGGCGCGTCCTCGCTCACCGCCGCATCATCAATCTATACGCCGTCCTTTCCGGCAGGCCCCTCCGGGCCAACCTCTCCCTGCGGCCCCTGCTCACCGCGCTCACCCTGCGGGCCAGTATCACCCTTGGGGCCACCCGGGCCAGTTTCGCCAACAGGCCCCTGCGCGCCGGTATCGCCCTTCTCGCCTTGTACACCCTGAACGCCCTGCTCACCTTGGGGGCCGCGCTCTCCGGTGTCGCCCTTCTCACCCTGTGGGCCTCGCGGGCCAGTATCGCCCTTGTCGCCTTTGTCGCCTTTTGCTCCATCCTTGCCGTCAAATTTGCCGTTAGCCGCATCATTTCGCAAGTTATCGGCCACACTCTTTGCTTCCGCGCTGTTATTTTCTGCGTTAAGTGCAGCCTGCAAAACCTGCGTGGCAAGCGATTCACTGGGTTTAAACGGCTCAGTTTCACCAACGGGGCCGCGTGTAATCACGTTGTATCCCTGCGTTTTTGTGATGCGCTGCACACCATTGGCAACGCCGCAATACACGATAGTGCCCGTACCCTCATTGGCGGTTGCTTCGGCAGGCACATCAATAAGGCCGTTTTCCGGCAAACGGATTTCACGGGGTTCGCCCTTCGGCGGGTTAAACGTTGCCGTTACAGCAAGCCCGCTCCACGTATCGTCAAGGGTCACATGCAGCTGCTCGATACCGTAACTGCCAAAAGTGCCAAGCGATAAGTTTCCGGGCCTAACACTGTATCCTTTCAGCTGTACTTCATGCAATGCCATTACACACCCTCCAATCTGGCTTTCACCGCATCCATCCACTTTTCCGGCACATCTTCAAGTGTCATGCGGCACACATAAAATTGCACCATCAGGTAACACCTCCCGCTATCAATGCGGCCAGCTCTTCAATCGCCGCCGCGTTTGCGTCCGCCTTGGCCTGCAAGGCAGCTTCCAGCACTTGCGCCGCCAGCTCTGGCGTTGGCTCTGCATCCGTGCTGCCGGTGGAAGTGGCTTTGTATCCGGCAAGGCTGATTTCATGAATAATTGTGTTCTCTGCCATGCTTTAGCCCTCATCTCATACGGTAACAATAAACTCCGGCGCCTAATGTATAAACAACACCTGGATCGTGATTCGTTTTGTGGAAAATGTCATATAGGTAAGTTAGTGGTGTTATTTGTGCCGTGCCGTTTCCGGCATAGGCTCCAATATTCAGCATATTGGCATTGCAGACATTTGTAACTGCATGAAAATTTCCAGAGCCAATATAATGCGCCAGAAATCCGGGTTCCGGTATGTCTTGTGCAACCACTGTTGCCGCGTACTCCGGAATAGGGTTTCCATAGCCGCTCTGATACTGTATGACCAGATATAAATATTTGTCTTTTGTCCATGTTGCCGCCTTTACGCGGCCTTCGCCGTTGTGGTATCCTGCGGGGACTGCGTAAGAACTTCCCGGGTTTATGGTTATGTCTACTGCGCCCCGGCGCGGCATATTCCCTTTTTTAAGCGTCTTATCCACAGCATAAAAGCTTTTGCCCGCCAGCACATTGTCAGCAGCAGCGGTGGCTTGTGCCAGCTTCGCATTGGATAATCCACCGCCGCCGTTAAAATCCAGTCGGCTCCCGTCAAAGGTAAACAGCACCCACCGCCCGGCAACAACGCTGTCACCGTCCGCCGCATCCGCGCCGCAATACGCAGGCACGGCCACACCGTTGACTGTCCACGTATCGCCCGCACTCCACGCGGCGGGGACTTTAAACCGCCCCACCGCGCCTTCTCCCGTCAGCGCATACACGCTGCCGCTCTTGCTGCACTCATATTCCTGCACGCAGACATTTAACCCGCCACCAGACGGGTCATACTGTGCCTTGGTCATCATTGCTGTGCCACCGTGCAGTTGAGCCAGCTCGGTCTTTACCTTTTCAAGCAATGCGGAAAACTGCGCCTGAATGGTAGTAGTATCAACGCTAACCCAGTCCGTAACAAGCCCACACACATCGGGGTCAAGCCGTTCGTCCGTGATGCTATCCGCAGAAATGCTGCTTACAGCTGCTGCAACGTAAATACGCGCAAGAGAAATTTGCCGTTTTAAAGTGTTGTTTGTAAGTTCCGTGGCGGTAGGTGCATTATTCGGCGTTCCTTTTAGCACTTCAATACGCGGCTTTTCCGCATAATCCACAGTGTCCCAGCTAACAACAATCCTGTCAATACGTGGCAAAATGGCATCTGGCAACGGGATTGTCAGCTGCAACTCGCTTCCAGTCTGTTCTTTTGTATCATTCCAAAAAACTGTGCCGTCCGCTTTGTCGTTCGCCAGCCAGCCCACACCATCTGAAACGCTTACCGTCATATCGCCGTTTGCGGTAACACTTAAATTGCCATCTGCGCCAAAAACGCCGCTGGAACGCCCATGCAGCCATTTCATAACATTTTCGGCTCCGATGTATTCATCCACGTTATTCGGAAAATTTTTGATTTCTGCCACTTTATCACCTCAAAACTGTTAAAATCGGGTCGCCAATAACAAGCTTGACGCTTGATCCGTTTGCATCCTGTGAATACTTTGCTGCCGTGATTCTTGCCTTGTACTTTACACCCAGCCGCAAAGAAACGCACCAAACCAAATCGCCAACATTGTATGCCGTGCCAAGCTCGTCACCGTCTGCGCAAATGTCAAATCCGTTTCGGTTCAAATGGCTGCCTAGCTGCAACGCCGCATACTGCTTAACGCGCGTCTGAAACGCAGAGTTTGTCTCTCCATCCTGCTGGCTATCTCCGCTGAAGCTCGCCCACAGTTCGCGCCGTTCCGCATCGCTGGCCGTGCCAGCCTGCACCACAAATTTTGTACCGTCTTTGTACTGCGCTTCACAGTAGCACACATTTTTGTATTCAGAAATATCCTTGTCAACTACCAGCCCGGGCGCTGTTCCGCGTTCCTGCACAAACAGCACGGCGTCTAATCCCTTTGTGCGGTCAACACCCTTATACAATTCAAACGTTTCCGTCTTGGCTCTGTAGTCCAAAACCATCCGGTTCCCAATCCCGGCATCTGTCAAAATCGGTTGTATGCAGTTTAACAGTTCATCCCCGTACACCTCTGTTGCCGTCACGGTTTCTGTCAAGCCTTTTTTCTCTGCCAGCAGTACCGGCAGACCGCGCAGGTTGGCAGTAATAACCCTGTATACATCCGTTTCCACGTTGGCAATACTGGCAGTTGCCGCAATAACACGCCGGTTCAGTTTGTTGTTCAGGCTGTACCCGTTCAACGTGATTTCGCTGTTATCGCAATCGAACTGTATTTCTTCCACCGTATACGCAAGTCTCTGCTCTACAATGTACAAAACAGCATCCAGCTCCACTATCCCAATGTTGTACTCATCCATCGGCAAAACAACCGTAAATTTTCCCACATCGTTATAGTAGTCGCTGAACTCGCTGCTGATGGCGTGGGTAATTTCGTGTCGGTTGCTAAGGTCATGGGAGAACAGCTCTAATCTCATATTACCGTTACACCCGCACTTTCTTCCGCAAACGAAACGCTCATTTCAACGTTTTCAAGCCCGCTGTCCGCAGTAGGCTTCCACGCATTATCGCCCGTATGAATTCTGTACAGTGTACTTTCAAGCGTAAGTGCGCCCCGGCAGTCACCGTCCTTAGAGCTTGTGACCGTTGTTTTCCCGTGAGATGTCTTGATAACGACATGCTCATCTTCCACAAGCGTTTTTTCCAGCCGCAGAACTTCCCCTGTCAGCATGTTTTCAATGCCTATGTTTGTTGCAGTCTCGCCAACGCAATTGATTTCCAGCATAAACGGCACATCAAACTGCCCAAAATTCTGCAAAACAATGTATTTTAGCACAATGACTTTGCCAAAATAATACGTTTTGCTGATATTCCACGGGAATTTAAAACCTTTTTGCACGCCGCGCAGCTGCATTGCCTTTCGTTCGCCGCTTTCCCAATACGGGTAGGGAGCAAGCAGGCCAAGCTGAAACGGAGCACCGCGTTTTGATGCGCCAATGGTTGGCGATGCCGTTACAATAACGTCTATGTGCCAGTCTCCGGCATATAACACCCCGGTCAGGTCAGGCCGTACAACGGTCATAAGCGCGTCTTTCAGCGCTTGTGCATTGTCGCCGATAACTTTTCCATTGATGGTAATAGGCCGCGTCTGAATGGCCTTAGATTGCACCGTAGCGCCCACTTGGCCGATGCCCTGCGCCGTGTTGGCAGTGACCGAAATTGTATCAATGCCATCCGGCTTGCTGATAAGATAACCATGCGCGTAGTCAAACACGATAGACTGCCCCAGCGAGTTGACGTACTTGAAAGTCTTGCTTAAAAAACTCATAACGCCCACCTCGCCCGCTGGAAATATGCCGCCGTGCTTGCTGCCAGTTCAACCGGTGTCTGCTTTGCTGCGTAAATTGTCTGATTAACTGTAAAGCCACCCCCGCCGCTATTGCCGCGCCGGTAAGAATCCGCTTCATCGGCAGTCAGTACCATCTCGCCGCGATGCAGGTTGGCAACATAGTTGTTATACGGGACATAATCAAGGCCGCCTGCACGGCCACCGGTTGTGCCACTACTGTTGACATCCACATTAACAGAGCGATTCCCGAACAGGCTGTCCCATAAACCATTGAACCAGCTGACAAGGCCGTCCCAAGCTGCCGAGATGCCGTCAATAATGCCATCAATGACCGCGTTGCCCATCTGCATTGCGCCTTCGACAATGTCCGGCAAATGCTCTATAAAGTAAGTCAGCAGGGTCTCCACGATAGATGCAGCAGCAAGCATAATGTCCGGCAAGTGTTCCGAAACGCCCTCTACAAACGCAATCAGCATTTGTCCGGCAGTGTCAAGCATCTGCGGCAAGTTCTCATTCAGCTTTGAAACCAGCGTCAAAACGATTTGCAAGGCAGATTGTGCAATGGTTGGCAGCATTTGATAGATGCCGTTTCCCAGCACAGTTATAATCTGAATTGCCGAATCAATAAGTTGCGCCGCGTTTGCGCTGATTCCCGTAACAAGCGTCTGCACAATGTTCACGGCAGATTGTGCCAGCTGCGGCAGAACGGTTTCAATCAAGCTCGGCAGCTCTGCCATGATGGGTGGGACAAGGCTCTCTATCAGCTTAGCAGCGCCGTTCAGGGCGACTTCTATGCGGGGGATAATGTTACTTGCCGCTGTAGTTGCGCTATCCACAAAGTTGCTGATAAGTTGCCCAAAATTGGCATTATCATCGGCAATTCCAGTTACAAGGTTTGACCATGCGGATTTTGTAGCATTTACACTCCCCTGAATCGTTGTTGATGCTTCTTTAGAGGTCGTACCAGTAATGCCCATTGCGTTTTGAACATCATGAATCGCGCTTACAACGTCCGCATAGCTGTTAATGGTGTAATTGGTGGCTTTCCCCTGGGTAGCGTTGAGCTTGTTGGCATCATCAATCAGGCGCTCCATCTCGGTTTTTGTGCCGCCATAGCCGAGCTTCAGGTTATCGAGCATAGTATAATTTTGCTTGGCAAAACCGTTATACGCATCTTGGATAGAAGACATCGCCGTGCCCATTTTATTTGAGTTGTCTGACATATCCGAAATGGCAGTGTTCGCGAGCTCTGCCGCTTGTTCCGTATCGCCGCCCAGACTAGACACAAGCGAAGCTGCAAAGGTTGTTGCTGTGTTCATGTACTCGTTTGCAGAAAGTCCAGCCGTTTTATACGCGTCTGCCGCATACTGCTGAACTTTATCGGCGCTGGTTTTATATAGCGTCTCAACGCCACCTACAAGCTGCTCGTAATCTGCATAACTGCTAATTGCTAGTCCCGTCAACGCTGAAATTGCTGTTGCACCTGCCGTAGTAGCGGCAACGGATACTTTCGCAACGTTCGTCGCAACGTTAAAGATGCCTTTTCCAACTGTTGAAGCGGCTGAACCAACCTTTCCGAACAGTCCCGTTAATCCGCTTGCGCTGCTTTTCGCATTTTTCAAGCCTTTCTCGTATTCGCTGGAATCTAGCGAGATTTTTGCAAAAAGGTCAAATACGTCCACTTACTCGCTCACCTCCTGCCGTTCTTTTGTTTTCAACCCATGCCGCGCCGCAAAGTCTTTGAAATCTGCCTGCACCTGTTCTGGTGTACGCGTATCCACTTTGGGTGGGTGGATAATGTCAATATATCTCGCTGGCCTGTCCTTTACGCCTGTCACAGCTACCACAAGGCTCCACGCGCTGTCTGTCATGTACACCTTGTACATCTGTTCTTCAAAATCAGTTTTTAAAGCGTAAGGCAGCGCCGACACAAGCGCCTTTGCGCTCAGTTTCGGCATTTTCAGCAGTACAGGGATTACTTGTTCTGCCCGCCACCGAGATACGATTTGAAAAAATCAACAAATCCCTTATCGTTCAGCAGGTCAGCAACCTGCTTGCAGGTGATAAGGAAATTCTGTTTGCCGATTTCTTCCACCGTCAGGCCGTTAAACGGGGCAAGGACTGCGTATACATCCTCGCGGTGCTGCTTCAACGCGATGTTTAGCAGCTTAACAATTTTCGCAAGGCCAAAACGCTGCATTGCAATACGGGTCGTTTCGCCCTTCGGCATAGCTTTCTGCATCTCTTTCACAAGCGCTTCATCATCGATCAGGTTTGTGATGGGCTGCGCGATTTGCAAAACGACTTCCAGCGCTTCGTCAGTGCTAAGTTCAGAAAAAATCCGCATTATGCTTCATCCTCTCCGGCCTTGATATACACCTCGCACGGCACAGTGTCCTGCGCGGTAATGGAGTAGTGCGCCGTGTATTCAAAGCTCATCTGGCCTTTCTCCTTGTCGCCCGTCTGCAAGCTGAAACCGCCGGTAGACATCGTATTCATCATGTGAATGGCGCAGAAACCGCCGTTCGTAGCGCCGTGCTTGTCAGAGTAATCGCACAGCAGCCACAAATCGGTAAAGTCGCTGTCTTTCAAATCATTGCGCGGCGTGATTTTTGAAACCTTGGAAGTGGTTGTTTCCTCTGCTGCGCCAAGCATACTTTTTACATTAGCAGGAGATGCCGAAACATAAGTGCCACTGCACTTGACTTCCCAAGATTCAATCTGCTTCAGCTCTTTCATGTTCTTGGGGCAGTTGTCGATGTCCTCGCCGAAGTCGGTAAAGCTTGGCACAGCCGTAAAGTTGATGCCGCCGGTCGTGGCTCCAAGCAGCGCACTTTCTTCCGGCGCAGTACCGGCAGTCGGGTCAAACGTAGTTGCAAGATACCCGGCGTTCAGAACCAATTCCTTGAACGCCGATTCGGGGATACGAGTAAATTTCATGCTTTCACCTCAATTTAGGCATAAAAATTCGGCGGTCACGTTGATGTACCGCCGTTTTAGGTTTTTGTCTGTGTCATCTGCCAGCGATTGGCAGAACGGGGAGCCGCGTTTTAACCAAATCAAGCCGCCATCTACCGGCAGCGTCACACCGCCAATGCCCAGCGCGTCCGAAAGCTCAAGCGCCTTTGCATTGGGCACCGCTTCGCTCGTGGTATGGAACCACATGTTGACCGTCAGCGATACCGCCCCTCCGCCCCATGCGTCAAACACCGCATCATAGGTCAGGTATGGGAGTACAGCGTCATCCGGAACGGCGTTGCTGGCGTATGCGGTCATAAATTGCCCGAAAAACTGCTGTAATGCAGCGCCCTTTGTCATGTAGGCAATCCCTCCCGCAGTCTTTCAGCCGTAAAACTTTTTAGGCCGTTCAGCATCGGGGAAGCGCTTGCAGGGGCTTGCTTTTCTTCCGGGCGGCTCGTGACCAGAAAATATGCCCCAGTAGTCAAGTCCTTGTACACGCTGCCGTACTCAATAGGCACATCTATCCGCACAATGCCGGTATATACGCTGGTCACGCCCTGCGCTTCGGCCTGCCGTGCTTCAAGGCTGCTGTCCAAGGCAACATAATTCGCAAACTCTGCGCCCTCTCTCCACTCGGTAGCATAGCCGCCCTCGCCGTCAGGCTTTGTCAGCTTATCCATAATGATGCAGCTGTGCGAAAAATCATCTAAAAGACTCATAGCTTTCTCCATTTGTTCAGCCGTGGCGCGAACACACCCTGCCAGCCCGTCACAGAGCCGCCATAATTGCCGTTTGCGCTCGATTTGGTGTAACTATACCCTGCGAAACTCTCGCTTTGAAACGGGCTGTTTGCGGCGTTCTCATACTTGTTGCGCCATGCTTCCACATCCTCAACCAGAGAAATAAAGTCAGCGGGCACAGCCAGCGCCCACACAGCACCGTCAAACGTTTCATCGGTCAAACTGCCAGCACCGTACTGGTACACGCCATCGTTGAACACGCTCCCGATAATGCGGAAATATTGCCCCTCAACTAAAAAAGGCAGCGTAATGCTGCCGTCCTTGATGGTAAATGTGCCGCTGTACGCGCCATCCGGAACCTTAAACCAGTTCCGGCACTCTCGCATCAATTCTTCAAGCATTACGCTGCCTCCTTTTATCAGCCCTTGGTGTTTACAGCGGCTTTAGCCGCAGCAGGATTGACAGTGATAACCGCAATGCCGTCCAGGTACTCGGCCCACAGCGCCATGCCCATAACCGCAAAGCTCTCACCCACAGCAGTGCCATAGTTGCCCTGAGCGTGGAAGCCGATCAGGGGAGTTTCACCGCTCACGGTGTAAGTCAGGCCCAGGCTCGAAAACTCGCTAGAGGGGTCAACATAGTACAGGTCAATGTTCTCAACGGGGGTTGCAATGACCTTGTTGCGGGCAATCTGAGTTGCGGGCAGCAGGAACAGGGTGCTATAGCCCATAAAGTTCTTGATGTAGGTCAGGCCGAAAGCGTTCTGCACGGTCACCTGCGCACTGCCCAGATAGTCGTAAGCATCCAGGATGTTCGCAAAGCCGACTACTTCGGTCACATCCTTCTGAATGGTGGCAAACTTGTTCAGCACCTCGCCCTGTGCCTTCGCCAGAGCGGCCTGCCAGGAGGCAGCTTCGCCGGTCAGGCTGCCGGTGTTCAGGAAGGTGTAGAATTTGCTCATCACCTCGTTTTGCAGCTTGGTGAGGAAAGCATCGTCGGACTTCTGTACGGCAATAGTCGCGCCATACTTGTCCACATCCTCGATGGGCACGGCTTTTGCGTACTTTTGCAGGGTGATGTCTTCCTTTGTGGCCGTGGTGATAGTGGTTTTGCTATAGGGGATTACAGCACCGGCGGGCACAGTGCCGCTCTCCAGCGCAACGCTAGCGGTGTAAGACACCAGCGAGGTGCCCGACTGCTTGCGGATGGGCCGCATGATGCCGTAGATTTCCCGCAGTGCCTCCCAGTTGTCGGCAAAGCGGGTCACAAAATCCAGCTCGCGAGCAGTCACGCCGGTGTAGACATTGGGCAAACTGTCGCGGGGGGTGGTCAGGGTTTCAACTTTAGTTGCTGCCATTTTAAGGCTCCTTTCATGTGTTCTGGTTGTTCAGATTTTCTTCGATGGCCTTCAGGCGTGCTTCATAATCCATGACATAGCGCCCTTTTTCATCTTTTTTGTAGATGTCGGCCATTGTGAGATTTGCGCCGCCGCTGTTGGCGGGCGGGGTGGGCGTGTCGGCTCCCTTTGTGCTGGTGGTGGTGATGTACTCGCTGTAACTGTCCTTCAAGCTCTTTTCCAGCTTGTCAGCCTCTTTTACAGCTCCGTCATCGTTCAGCTCCAGCGCATCAAGCAGGCCGTCAGCCTTTGCCAGCTTCGCCACGCTCTGCAAGCGCTTTTCGGATACGCCGATTTTCTTCAGCACGGCTTCCACTGCCTTTTCTTTGGCAGCGGTAGTCTTTTCAGCGGCCACGCTGGTTTTGTAATCCTCAAAAGCCTGGTGCTCGGATTCATACTTTGCCTTGTAACCGTCATCGCCCTTTCCTTTCAGGTCGTCCAGTTCCTTTTGAACGCCGGGAAGTTTTTCCGCATCGGCTTTATAGCGGTCGCGCTCCTCTTTAAGGCCGTCTACGGTTTCAGTGTGGCCTTCCATAACAAAGTCAACCTGATTTTCGGTCAGCCCTGCCGCAAGAAGTCCTTTACGAGTTAATGCCATGTTTTCGCTCCTTTTCTTCGGTGTCAGTTCTTCGACATTCGCGTTTATATAAAAACAGCGGTTTTTTGCTGTTTTTGCAAAAGGTTTGTAAAAACGTTTTCTTTCAGATAATTTGAAAGGAAACATTTTTTGTGTATAAAAAAGTGGCCGTTTCCAAAATGGAAACAACCACTAAAAAGAGCCGAGAGGCTTATTTGCCTTTCAGCTCTTGTTCGATAATTCTGTTATACTGCGCGGCATGGTCTGCCACTGCGGGCTTGATGTACGGTTTTGCGCGTTGGCCGTGTGTCAGATGCCAATTGCCTTTTGCATCTTGGTACACCCACGGCGTTTGTCTGCCACCGGGATAATAAACACCCGTGCCGCACTCCACATAAACTGCATACTCGCTATTTGTGCCGATATATGCAGCTTTTTCGCCGTCGTTTACCATATGGGTAATGCTGTTTCGCAGATTGCCCGTGTCAACGGGGCATAGCTTTTTTGCATACCCCTCACCGACAAGCCCGCACTTTTCCAGCGCCCGCTGGCAAGCCGCTTCAAGCTCTTTGTAGACTTCAGCGCTGTGGTCTTCAAGTGTGATTTTCATTGTTTTCTAATCGCATCATAATGCTGTATTCATTCATAATCTCGCACACAAGCGTTTTGCCCTCTCGGAGATTTTTAATGTCATCTTCTGTAATGGTTACATCTTCGACCCCAAAGATGCTTACGTGCTTTTCGGCTTCATCGGAAGTGTCATAAACTCTAAACTGTTCGCTTGATGTATCACCTAAAAATCTTTTTAATGGATTCATTGTTTGACCCCCTATTTTTCAAACCAAACATTTCCGCTTTTATCTTTAACAATTTTCTCTTTATAAAAATCATCATAAGATTGTACAGCTTCAGGCGGGGCCTTTTCTGTCAGCTTGTAACAAAATTCCGCTTCATCGAAATAGTACCAATCCTTATTTCTCATAAAATATGGTTCTGTTTTCATTTTACAAGCCCCTTCCTTTCAAGCCAAACCAACATGGCCTTGCCAAGCTCATTTGGTGCGCCAAGTTGGCTATTTGCGAAAACCTCTGCAAAAAACTCTGCATAATTTGTTTTGCCATAGCGTGACAAGTTATCGCTTATCTTAAAGTTTACATTCGTTTCTTTGGCAATGTCAAGTATTTCTGCACAACATTTTTTCTCAGTTTCGCTTTGTATCTTATAATACTGCTTAAATACTGCCTTTGGGGTCTTTTTTGTGTAATCAATGGATTTTTCCAGTTTATCTAAACCGTATTCTTCCATTGCCTTTTTAATGATAGTGTTCTCAAGCATATGCCCATACTCATGGGTAACGCTATAAATTGCGGCATTTTCTTTTTGTGCTGGCATTGCCCAGTTTCTTTCAATTTCACCTAATGTTGTGGATACCATATCTTTGTAACTATGGTAAGCACCAGGGCACAAAGACAAGTTTTGATTTGTAGGGTCTTTCAGTGTACCTCTTACATAAGCAACCGTGTCTTTGCCGCTTGACACAGAACAAATGGAACCTGTAGACTGGCCTACCGCTCCGAATTTCTGTTCAAGCGCATAAAGCTGTTTTGTATTTTCTACCGCAAGTCGTTCATCAACGTTTCTGATAAACGAATCTTCAACCATGTTAAATCCGATTTTGTTCAGCAACGCATCTTTTGCTTCTGCCATCGTGGAAATATCCAGCACGTCAGGCGGTTTGGCTTTCTTCCACCCTGCCCATTCCGCATAGGTCATATCTTCCACAAGCACAGATTCCCCTGTTTCCGGGTCAATAGCGCGTCTTCCGCCGCTGCTTGTATCCTCGCCATCAACCTCCGCAATCTGGGTGCATCGGCAGTTATACACAAGATAGCCCGGTGCGGAACTGTCTCCCGGATACATAAGCTCGTAACCGTCAACCTTAAACGGCTTGTCTACATCGACCGTCTGACCATCAAGCATTGCGTGTGCGTGGCGTGTGCGGTTGTCCAGTGTTGCCAGCCATTGCTTTTTCAGCTTGATTCCCATGTCCTGCGCTGCGCGGTAAGTATCTAGCCGTCCCGCGTTTTGCGCTGCCGTGACCGCCGTTCTGGCCGTTCTGATAGCGCTTGCACGGCTCATATCCTGCATACGCTGTTGCAGGTCGTTTGCAATTTTCGGTATGCTTTTGCCTTGCAGGATGGAGCTTGTCACGCTGCCTGTAATCTGTTGCTTTCCGTACTTCAAATCAATGCCGCGCTGCAATGCACGCTTTGGCGGGTAGTACGGCATCAAGTCAGGCTGTTCCACAATCAGACGTTTAACTGTCTGCTCGTCCCACAGCGTAAAATCTGCTTTGTCGGAAACCTGCTCGATTTTGTAAGCAGAGTAATTGCGGTTCAAGCTGTAAATGCCAGGCGTAGCGTCATTGACATAGGCCACAGCCGTTTCGTTGGCGTTGGTGTATCTTTCTGCCACCTTGTCCCGCAGCGCCGTAAAACGCTTGCCTCTGCCCATCTGCGCAAGCCGCCACTGCTTGTATTGCTGCTCTGTTATTTCGCCTGCATCGAGCTTTTCTTTCATGGCTGCATCACGCCTTTCGAACTGCTCAAAATAGGCTTTCACCGTGTTTGTCAATTCGTCAGCAGCTTCTTTGTACAGCTTTGCGATGCGCTGTTCTAGCTTGGCGAGCTTCGCATCTGTCAGGCGGTGCGCATAATCAGGTTTTTTCATTTTTTCTTAACTTTAATACCAAGTAGCCATGCACCGCTTAATTCTGTAGTAATATTGGTTTTGTAGCCTCTATGCGTTTCTAACAGTCCAAGGGAGCGTCGTTCAGTTTTTGACATTTTGGAAGCATCAACAAAAATCTGATTGCGCTTATCAAATCCTCTTGTTACGGAATCTCTATATTTATCCAAATCTACTCCAGATTGATGCTTCACCCACGGAACAATGTCTTTTGCTGTTTTCAAAGTAGGCGCGGTCGTTTTTTCTTGAGTTACTTTTTTTAAAGTCTTTACAGGGTTTCCGAATCTGCTTTTAGCCTTGCCGCCACCCCTACCAGCGCCGCCGCTACCGCGTTTTGCCATGTGCTATCAACCGCCTTTCTTTAATTTTCTCGTATCGTGGCACAATTTTTGTCACGTTCCAGTCAAATTCATCCGGGCATTTGCCGTACCACAAAATTTCTGACGGTTCCAAAATTTCCAGCGCCTTGCGGCATTGCCTAGCAAAGCATTCTTTTTCATAGTCGTTGCTTTGTGTGCCAACGCTTGAAATAGAAACAATGCTGTGTTTTGGTGTGCCGTCTAAGCACCATTCAAAGCTATCCATGCCGCACCAACATAGGGTAGGAATAACGTGTATCTCATGCGCCTGCCAATACGCCGCGCACCAATGCTTGCGGTAATGGTTGTAAATCTGCATAGCAAGTGGCATTTCAGAATACAGCGAAAAATCCGGTGCGCAGACTGCTCCAAACTGCGACAGCAAATTGATGTACTTGTCAGGATTATTCCATACTCTGGAAAACAGGAAGTCGTAGCAGTAGAAATGCACGCCTTTTGTGGCTCTGTCTTTGGATACAAGCGCCTTATCAAACGGAATCCACTCCAAATGCCGCACGTCTATATGTTCCGGCTGGATAATCGGCGTATCGTATTTGCCAACGCCTAAAAAGTTGGCTTTTTCGAGGTTTTCAAAATTTAACATCTTGTCATCCCTCGCCTTCTGTCGTGCGGTCTAGCTCCTTTGCCGCCTTTCGCTTCATCAATTCCTCGTACTGGTCTGAGTCGCCGAGAATAGTCAGCAGCTTTTTTGTGATGTATTCATCATCGTAGTATTCCGCACCCAGCATCACGGTCTGCGCCTCTTCCTGCTTGTTGATAATCTGGTTGCGCGTGTATGTCGGATCGTCATCAAGCCCGGCAACCGCCAAAATGCCCTTGATGCAGCGCGTCACGCAGCTTTCAAACTTGTCCGTTTTCAGGTCGAGTGGCACATAACTGGCCTTGATGGCCGTTGCAGTTTGGTTGCCAGCGCTAACAGCCGCAGAATCAAAGGCCTGAAAGTCCTCGTATAGCTTTTTGGTGAGCACATCAATGGTGGCTTGCGTGCCTTGGAACGGCGCTTCGATGCTCTGTGGCGTGGCTTTTGCGCCCTCGTCACCGTCAGCATGGGCAACGTGGGTAGTTTTAAGTCGCTCCACAAACTTTGCATCGTCAATTTCATCCATGCCGCCGCAGTTCGTCAGCACCCAATAGATGAGGTTGCCCTCATCCACATTGTTTACCATGTTGCTGCTGGCAAGGTCGAGCGCGTCAACGGTGTTTTTCCTGCCGCACAGTTCGCTGCGTGCCTGTTCACCGTTTTTCAGCGGAATAATGGGGAATCCGGGATAATTCTCGCCGTCATAAATTTCTGTGCCGTCAATCTCCGAGTACCGCACTTTCAACTTGTACGGCAGTTTCCCGTTTAAACTGCGCACTTCACCGTTGCGCGGCTTGATGTAGTCCGTGTAACCGTCCATCTCGTACAGCGTTGCCCTCAGCGGTTTGTCCGGGTCAATCTGCCAGAACCTGATTCCGGCTTTTAGTGCGCCGTCCTCTTCATCGTATAGTGGCACAAACTGCTCCGGCGCAAACACCTGAATATGGTCAAGATTCCAGAATACGAAAGACTGCCCACCAATCAACGCATGGCGGGCAGCATCCATAATATCTTCATCAAACGTGGCACCAAGCGCCTTTTTTGTGGCGTCCTTGTTAAACGCAACGCCGTTGCCCAGAAGGTAGGAAACTTCTTGGTCTACAACAAATCCAAAAAACTTGCTGGCAATCTTGTGGTTTGCTGTGTACATATCGGGATGCGCTTTTCCCTCAAGGTCGTACACCATCTTTTCATAGCGGTTGATTGTGGGATTTTCGCCCCAATAGTACAGCTTTGCGTCCAGCATGTCCCGCGTCTTTTTCTGGCCTTTAAAATCGTTGATGGTGTCAAACACAAACCCCATGCGGGAACGTTCATCTTCACCGACCGCCACAAAGTCTTGATATGTTCTGATTTTCCCTCACCGCCTATCTGTAAATGCTTTGATACTTCATTGCCGTATTGTCTCCGGCTTTGTTTGCTGTGCTTTCCATCGCATAACGCACCGCGTCAATGTGATGGTTGTTCAAATCCGGGTAGCCTTCCAGTACTTCCCCCGTCTTGCCGTCCTGCTCGTATTCATACTCACTGAACTCTTTTGCAGTGTCCGGGCAACGTTCCGGGTCAATGACAATCGCTTCCAGCATTTGCAGCCACTTCGTGCCGTATCGAACCGATTTCGGCCCTTTCCTGGCCGGGAATGTTTTCACACCGTACTTGTTATAGTCCGCAATGGATTTCGGCTCGGCGCTATCCGCGCAGACTTTATCCTCACGTGTCAGCCCTTTATCCAAAAGCAATTGCGCCGTGTCTCTATTGCTGGTTCTGCGCCGCGTTAGCTCGTCGAAGATGTAAAGCGTGCGCCGCGCTGCATCAAAGTGCATCGCATTGTATGCCCATGGGTCAGGATACCAGCCCCAGTCAACGCCGCGTTTGATTCTGTCGAATGTTTTCAACTGCTCGTCTGTGATTGGTTGAATTTTCAGGTTTTCGAATACCGCTGTGCCGCTTCCGACAACCTCGCCCAGATACTCGTGTCGGTAGGCCGTTTCGTTTGTGCGCTGCAAGTATTCAGCATCGGTCAGAAACCGCTCTCCGAGCCATTCTTTGGGCGTTGTTTTGTAGGTGCTATGATGTATTAGCTTTCCATCTCGGGCTTTCAGTGCGTATCCGTTGGCCCAGTTCCGCGCCATTGCTGGCGGGTTGAAGCTCTTGAATGTGATAAACCAGTCACCGCCGCGCAAGCAAGACTGCTCCACGTTTCGGATTTGCTCTTCACCGTCAAACTGGTCAAGTTCTTCAAACCAGCAGATACCGATATAACCAAACGGCACTTTAATTGACTTTACCTTGCCAGGGTCGTCAACGCCGAAAAAAAGCACCTTTTGCCCAGTTGGCAAATAGGTGCATTCCATCGGGGAAACAGTGCAGCGAAAATGGTCGTGCAATCCAAGCGCATTAATAGCCCAAACGATTTGCGCATAAACGCTTGTGCGCAGTGTGTTGCCGACCTTGCGGAAAACCGCCGCGTGGCATTGCGGATGCTTTAGCAGCTGCAAAATTAGCTCTATGCTAATATAGCTGGATTTTGTACTGCCGCGCCCGCCCTTTGCTACAAGCTCTTTTACATTGCCTGCCTTGATTTCACGGTGGACTTTAGAGAAGCAAGGGGAAACAACGCCAGATAGCTTATAAGTCATCTATGATTAGCACCTCGCTATCCTGCTGTTGTTCCGGCTTATCCTGCCATCCAAAATTTGCCCGTAAACTAAACTGTGCGCCGCCGGAGCCGTCTTTGTCATACAGTCTTTCTTCGGCGTACTGTTCACAACGGGTCTTTGCACGCGTAATCGTGTCATTGAACTCTGGTTTGTTTTGGTAATTCAAAAGCGCCTGCCTTGATGCAAAACCAAGCGCAAGCGCCAATCCTGTCACAGTAGGCGGCTTTTTATCGTCATAGATGATATAGCCGTTTTTATTTCGCATTGGTTCGCCGTTATCGTCTAAGAACGGCTGTCCTTTGCAGGCTTCAAAGTAGGCATCAATCTTTTCTTGCATTGCCTTTACGCTTCTGTATTTAGGTGGTGCGCCCACCGGATTTTTTCTTGATGCCACTTTATCACCTCGCTTTATGCTTCCATCTCGAACTGATAATCCATTACGTACTTGTAACGTTCATAGAATCTGTCTTGCACAAACAACTTTTCTATGTTTGTCCCGCCTTTATTTCCCGTTCCCATTGCCCGCTGCTTTTTTATGCTTGCAATTTCCGTACACCCTTTTGGTGCATTGTATTCGCTCAAAATTACCATAAATGGAACGTCTGCGAGCCATTTTTCAAAAGCATCATAATCAAATTGCCCAGCATACCCGGTGCTGCCTGTATTTTTATATGGAGGGTCAGCGTACACAACAGCGTCTTTCGGAATTTCAACGTTTCTATAATCAAGTTGCAACCTTTCCAGCCTTTGCAGACTTTCCAGCCTTTGCAGACTTTCCAGCCTTTGCAGACTTTCCAGCCTTTGCAGACTTTCCAGACTTTGCAGACTTTCCAGACTTTGCAGACTTTGCAGACTTTGCAGACTTTCCAGACTTTGTCTAAGCCTGTACAATCCGACAAGCTCATTATAATCATCGGGAAGCGGCATAAACTCCTGCATACGCTGGTACATTTCCTGCGTCGGGAATCCCCACTGTGAGCGCCCGAAGTAATGCCCTGCCATTTGCGTTCCGAGTCGACGCTGAACCTCAGCCTGCGTCAAGCCTGACGATTTCAAGGCTTTCAAAAGATACGCCCTCAGTTCTTCCTCGCCTCTCTCAACATCGTTCTTCACGTTTTTAATCAGTTTGTCAAACTCTGCTTGGGGATATTTCTGACGTAGAAGCCACCACCGAATATATTTTTCCTTGTACTCGGCTTTATGCGCCAGAACGTCTGCACAGCTTCCGTCTCCTTCAATTTCCATATTTCGCAGGAGCGATGTGTCGCCAAAAACCCGCGCATAGTGCAGCGCTTTTTTCCACGGTTCTACTTCTTTCGCATATAGATAATCGCGCCCGTTATTCCCAAAGCTCCAGCAAAATCTCACATACGGGTCAACGTCCTTCAATTTTTGGAATGTTTCTCGATTAATCCATCGCTTTTCGTTTGCATATTTTCCATTTACCGCATTTTCAAAAACTTCTGGCGCGTCACCCAAATCGTTTATGATAAAGTTCTCCCACCTGCCAGCCAAAATAGCAGCATGAGTAACGGCGCATCCACCGGCAAACAAATCAACAAGCGTTTTTCCGTCCGGAAGGTGGTCAACAACCCAGTCGGCAATTTTGTTTTTGCTGCCCCGATATGGCACTCCGTAACGCATCTTGCAAGTTCCTCCAAAACACAAAAAGCCCACACAATTTGTGTAGGCTTATATCCTCCAAACCCCCTTTGCGCCGGAGGAAAAGCGCGTTCCCGCCCTGTCGGTATGCTGTGCCGACCTCACCCGTTTCGGGGAGCAAATCCGCAACGATTTTTGATTTCCTCTATTTATATCCCGCGTAGGAAATCACAACGCGGCGTCCAACCCGTTTTATATCCCGTCTGCTGGTTTACGGTTTCTGCTTTGATAAATGCTTTTCGGCGATGCGTAACTGCGTCAGTAACGGAGTCCGCACAAGCAGATGCCGGGCAGATTTTTTCAGGCTCTCGAAGTCCCGTTGCGGTCTGCCATCGCGCCGCGCTCCTGATCGGCTTGCCGCTTTGCTTACAGCGTTCAGGTTATCTATCGCGTTTTGCCTGCGCCGGGCTTTCACCGGTGGGAGCGACCCAGCATGTGCCCTCAGCCGGACTTGAACCGGCACACCAAGGCTCTTGCCATTGAGCTACAAGGGCATGTGCGGCTTGCCGTTTGCACGACCATTGTCATCATTTGTGAGGTATACCGCGCACTCTCACACAGACAGGTTGCGACCCTGCCCTCTGGTACTGCACATAGGCCTTGCACCTTTGCCACGCCGTTGCTTCGGAACGCGGATCCCTTATTCTTTGTGGATAGAATCGGCTATGCAGCATATAAAATGCCGGTCTTTCCCGGCTGCCATCTATGAATAGGAGAATTTAAATGGTAAAGAAAAGAGATTTTAGCTATGCCGTAGGCTGTCCCGTTCCTACATCATCCAGCATATCTATAATAGCAGGTTAAAAGTGAACTGGAGTGCACAGATTTTCAATTGCAGCGCGGTGTAATTTCTTTGCCCATCGCTCGGAAATATTTAGATTTATCGCAATTTTCCACCAATACGGGGTGCCGACAATATACCGCTCCCGCAGAACGTCCCGCTGCATTTGGTCTTGAACAGAGTTTATTGCGGTTTCGATTTCTTCCCTTTGCATTTCGGTTTCAATAATCTGCTTGTATAGAGCTTCCTGACGCTCCATGATTCTGCAAACGGCATCCTCGATTTTATTTTTACCGCAAGCAGACACCACCACGGGGGATAATGCTTTCGTGGTCGCTGTTGCCCGCTCACGTTCGCTCTGTATCTGCTGACGCAGCTGCCGTTCATGATTCCTGCTTCGTTGGTATCTCCATAGCCACGCTTTCTTTTGGTTGAATTCTTCTCTGGTCATTGTATCTCCTCTCTTCCAGTTTCATGCAGCGCGGCAGCGTGCAAATATCGCCATTCTTCCACTCGCACGTCGCGCAAAGATGTTCGCGGGCGTATTCATCAACTAGTTGCTGTTTTGTCATTGGGTCACCTCCTGGGGTAGAATTCATTTTAGAAGCCTCATTATGATTCTATAACATGCAATGCCGCTTCGGGTTACGACCAGCAGCGGCCAGAAAATAAGGACAATAACGTTGTCTGCGCCGTCTACGGTGTCCATTCTGTCTGTGTGGTTGATGTACAGGACGGCGAGCAGGCCGCACAGGTCGTAAACACAGATGGCGGCGATAGCAAGGATAATGGTCATGGGGTCACCTCCGGAAACTATCGTTCACGAGCGAACGCATAAGCGTTCAATATCTTTGCACCACATTCCGGGCAATAACGGTATAAACGCAAAACATGACTTGCAGTAAGTGCACATATAGGCCACATCTTGTATTCTTTTCCAATGCGCCTTAGGTCGCATGGATTCCGGGTCGATGGTGGGTATCTCGTCCACTTCCGCTTTTATGGCGTTGTATTCGTCCTCGTCCATCTCGATTGCGTTAAAAACGGCAATCATAACTTTCCTTGCGTCAATGAGCCGCATCGGCCTGTCAATGAATCTTTTTTGTTCTTTCGGCTGGCTTGCGCCGGGAATCGGGCAGCCTATTGTTGTGCTCATTTTGATACCTCCTCTAGTTGCTCGTCCTCAGATTGTGTAGCAGGCTCTTTCTGCTGCCAGTAACAGCAGCCGTCATCGCCGTCCGTGAAGTCGGCACAATAGGGGCTTGCGCCGCAAAAGCATACGCCGTTGAAATCTTTCCAATACAGGCAGGTTTCACAGCGCAGGGGTTCAGATGGGGTTCTACTCATTTTTGCGTTCACCTCCGAAAATTACAACCATGCTTGGAAACGGGGCCGCGTTTTGACAACTGCCAAATTTCAAGCGACCTTTGATAAACCTGACTTCCGTTTTGCCATAGATGTAATCGTGAAACCAGCGTGTATCAGTGCGGGCAGGCAGTAGCATAACAACAAATCCCCCCCCAGAAGCAGTGTCGTGGGCCTTTTTGACCCACTGGCCAACGTTCCGCCCGTATGGTGGATTACACCAAACTCGGCCTGTCCAAGGCTGGTCAAGGCCGTCTTGCTCTGGGGTATAGTAGGCCTCGCACTTTGCATTCTCCTTGACTGCGCAGGCATCCAGCGTGAAATGGAATTCGGCGTCGAGGGCATCGAAGAAATCCTGCGGCGTTGCCCACATATCGGTTTTACTGGAGTAAAAGACGGCGCTGTTCATGTCGGCTTCTCCATTTTCTCAATCTCGTGTTTCAGCTTGTTCAGATTAAAGTCCATTTCACCGACAAAGCGCAGGCACAGATCATGGTTGATACCGTTGCCCAGATTAGTATAGATATATTCCATGCCGTCACGGGTAAAGTCTGTGTGGCAGAACTGGTTTATGCCGTTCAGATGGTATTTCATACTTGCCGGACTGTTGGACTTACAGGCTTCACGGCTGCACCATTCAATAATCCGGGCATTCAGTTCGTCAAGCGTGTCCGCACCGTACAGCGGTACGGTGGTGTTGCGGGCTGGGTAAGCGATCAGCTCCAAACGCAAATTTAAAAACGCTTTCGGAAACGCATTTTGCAGGTCGTGCCGAACCTCCCGATCTAATAAGACTCTCTTTGCGTAGACAGGCGACGGGGTCACGGTAGGTTCTGCTTTGATAAGTGCCCGGAAACTTTCAACGGCGAAATTGCGGGTCTTGACGGGGTTGTCTTTTGCCCATTGTTCGACAATTGAAATCATTTTCTCAATGCTTTCAACTGAAGCGTCGCCGAGCATAACCGTGCGCCTGACCATACACATATCCTTAATCATGCCCTTTTTACAAATGGGACATTCCGCGCATATTTGATTTTTGCATAACCTGTTTACCGTCTGGAAAAATTCAACTGCGTCCATAGTCTCACTCCTTACCAATCTGCGTTTATAACTACAAAATCTCCGTTTTCTATGGCACAATCTACAAGCTCCGCAATTATTGCCCAGTCGTATAGTTCGTATACTTTGGCAAACGCAGCAAGCCGTTTTGCCTGTTCAGTTGTTAGTGTCATATCCTTTCCGTAAAAATCTCTTTCCGGTTCTTTCTCTCGTATTTCATAAGGCACATAATAGCCGATTTTTTCGAGATACTCTCTCCAGACACGGCCGCCAGAATCTACATGGTCGCGGAGTGTGCCTTTGATTGGCTTTCCGCAGTGCGGACATTTGTCCACATTGTAGCGGCTTATTGTAATATCAAATCCCATTACAATCACTCCTTATCCAGCCCGCGGGCTACATACTGCCCATAGGTCAGGCCCAGGGCGGCTGCTTCGCGGACACATTGCTCAGTGGGCTTTACGAGCCCGTGAAGCAACGCGGCATCTTTGATTCTCTTTTTCTGCTTTCTTTCTCTATCTCGCTCGTTAGAAAGCATCCTGCGGCACTCGTCGCAATAAATTTGCCTGCCTGTTACTGGTGTTGCCCCGCAGTTTTGGCACAGCTTAATTTTTTTCTCTATTTTCATAGCGGTTCCTCCGTTTTAGGGGCATCAATGCCGATGCCATGTAGTGTTACCTGTGCCCAAAGGTCTGCAAGCTGGTCATTGCGGTACTCATTGTATTTATCAGCAACGGGGCCTGTCATTGCATCCTGAATCCGTTTTAGGGTGCGGGGAGAAAGACCAACCTGATAGCACGCCAGCAGACACAGATAGGTGGCGCGAGTAGCAATGTCGTTGCGCTCCTTCATGACAGCTTCCTGCGCACGGCACTGGATGTTCTGAATTTTAGCTTCTGCATAAGCGTCTATGGCCTTCTGCATGGCCGGGGTGGGATGAAGTCTGGCTTTCATGAGTTACACTTCCTTGCTTTCCGAAATACGGCTTTCCCAGCGTTTGCGCTTTTGCTGCATGATTTGCTCGATTTCATCTGGGTAGTAGTTTTTTTCTTCAAAAACCTCCATACAGAGCTTTACGTCTGCCAGTTCTTCAAGCAAATCCTGTAAGCATTCTTCTTCTGATTTTGGCGTCGGATTCTCATCGCGGAGCTTACGGGCAAATTTCAAGGCTGCCTGCGCAAGCTCTGCGCTTTCTTCTGCCAACTGTTCCAATACGGCGGGAGTCCCGATTGTAGAGCTTATGTACAGATTCCCGGATGTAATCTTTTTACAGCCGCCCGGATGGTCTGCGTTACCGCCTTTCAGATTGCAGCATGGACTGCTATAGTCGCAGCAGCAGCCGCAGTCAGGGCATTTACGTTCAGTTGTCATCTACTTCATCCTCCAATTCTTCAATAAAAATTTCGGTGCGTGGGTTGGATTTGTCGTACAGCACGCGGGAGCCGTCCACGCTAGCGATGATGGCGTTGTTGTCGTCTGCAAGGATTTTGGCGGCGACAAGGGTGTCATGGGCAGCCTCCATCAAGTTCGTGAGATCTACTTTACGGCGGGTCGGCATATAGAATACCGTGGCGACGCGGTAGCGCCCTGACAGCGGGGCTTTAGGCTTTGGGGTGAGATACCACATAGCGGCCTGTTCGTACTTCTTGTACTGCCTGCTGGGGGCGATGAACGGCTTGCCGGTGCGGTGGTTGGTAAGTATCTGCTGGGAGTTCTTCTTGGTAATAGGGGGCAGGGAGATTATGTATTTTTGTATCACGGTACAATCTCCTTTACTTTCGCATAGTACTTCTCGCTGTACCAGATGTCCGGCAGGCGGGGATTTTGGGTGTATCCTGCGGTGCGCAGGGCGGCTTCAGCGTTCCAGCGCGTGGAATACAGGCGCTGGAGTGGGTGATGTCGCCGGTAGAGCGGGAGTAGGTGATGATTTCATACTTTGGCATGCAGCTTCAACGCCTCCTGCGTATTTACCTCGTCGCGTTGGATTTTCTGATAGAGCGGCGTGTCAAAGTGCAGGCACGCATGGCAGGTGCGGGCAAACAGAACGTCAAACGATTCGATTTTGTGCGGGAGAAATTCCGCTGCCGCCGTGCGCAGTTCGGCAACGGTGGGTGGGAATTTCAGTGTGGCGGCCAGATTTGCCGCGCCGCTCTTGGCCGCCTGCAAGGGAACATCTTTCAGTGCTGTGGCCCAGGCTTTTGTCATTTCGTCCGGGTCTTTGCCGCGCATGAGGTTTGCCCAGTAGTTGGTGCAGGACAGCAGAAAGACGGCAGTTTCCTGTTCAGTCATCGGTGGTCACTCCTTTCGCGAGTTGCTTTAATCGCTCCATTGCGGCTGCGGCGTCGGTCTGGCGTGGCGCGGTGCGGGCCGCTTTAGCACTGTCGCGCTTTGCCTTGAAAGCTTCCACAGTGTAGATTCCTTCCTGCTCACAGCGCGCCAGGATTTGGGATATGTAACTCCAACGCCGGGAGTTATGAACGGCGGCTTCTTCTATTGCCTGACAGATGATGGCGGCTGGAAATTTTTGCAGGGCCGCTTTGATTTCATCGGATACAGCGCGGGGGATGGAACCACAGTTCTGTTCATAGCACTGAATGCAGTCGGATAAATCCTGGTTATACAGGTCACACCCGGCGCCGCTGGCAGCAGTAGTAGCTATATATTCTTTACTTCTTACCTTCTTAGTATTAGAGGGTTTGTTGCTCGTTTGTTGCTCGTTTGTTGCTGGTTTGTTATTGTCGTTGTTGGATGATTGATAATCAGCGTAATTATTTATCGTGTAGACGGTAAATTTTGACGTTGATTTCTTTGTTACTTCGTTTGTTGAAATCAGCTTGGACAAAGCGGTTCGGATTTGTTGCGTTGTTAGCCCGAGTTTGACTTCCATTTCCTTTACAGTGGTAACAACTTGACCACGTTCCAAAGGGATGCCACGATAAAATTTATCCTCATAGCTGGCAATCAGCAGCAGGTGAATAAACACGTCCTTTGTGGGGCCGTCATCATACCAGCCCCATTCGAGCATTTTTCTGTACAGCTTGATGAAGCCCTCGTTAGCCATTTTTCAACACTCCAAGTAATATTCTGCGACACGGCAAAGTCTGCCGTAGCGGTTGCGGCGCTGTACCATACGGGAGGCTACCGGGACGCCCCGGCGCTTTAGGTCTGTGATGCGGGAGGCAAGGCGGTTGCATCCGAAGTCCTCGAGTGCATCCAGTGCGGTCAATGTGCCGCCGGATTCCAGCACGGCTAAAATCTGGTCAAGCTGGCTCGGCTGCTTTCTTTCATTCGTTCTTTCTTTCATGACGCGCACCTCAGAACGGCAAATCACCGTCATCTTCAATGAGGGCGTAGTCGGCATCGGGTTCGCCCTGCGTGCGCTGTGAGGGGGCTGCGGGACGCTGTGCGGCGTTCTGCGGGGCTGGGCTAGCACTTTCCTTACTGCCGCAGAAACTCACGTTCTGGGCCACGATTTCAACGGCTGTGCGGTTCTGGCCGCTCTTGTCCTGATACTGCCGGGTCTGCAAGCGGCCATCAATGGCAATGAGGGAGCCTTTAGGAAAGTATTTGCAGATGAATTCGGCAGTCTTGCCCCAGGCGGTGACATCGAGCCAGTTCGTCTGGCTCTGGCCGCTGGCATCCTTATAGCCGGAATCGTTGGCGATGCGGAACGAACAGACGGACTTGCCGCTGTTCGTGGTTTTGAGTTCCGGCGATGCAGCGAGTCTTCCGATGATAGCAACGACATTCAACATAGGTTAGTCCTCCAAGTAGTTAATATAGAAGCGGCGGCGAAAGTCGTCGTGATCCCAATGGTAATAGGCTTCTGCAAGCACTTGGCCTTGTTTGTGGTAATGGTCTTGCAGGTCGCCGCTTGAATGAATGGCGGCGTGGCAGGCGGGGCAGACGTTAATCCATAGGCCCAGCGCCTTGCTGGCCTTGCGGCGGCTTCCGCCGTAGATTTCATGCCGGGCGGTGTCTCCAAAGCGGTGGCAGTGATAACAGCGGAACGATTCATGTACGAACAGCGACGGCGCGTAGCCGTTCTTGTCCAGCTTCACGCCGAATTCATTGCGGGTCATCTTCTGTCAGTCCTTTCAGTTTTGCGATTTCTTCCGGGGTCATGGTGGGGATGCACTGCTGCTGGCATTCCTGCACGATCAGTTCAATAAGTCGGTGCATCTGTGATGGGTCGAACTGGGAAGAGCCGTACCAGCATTGCAGGTTGTAGAACGTACCCTGCGGGGTTGTCATTTCATCGAGCTTGTGAACCTGCCAGCCATCGCCCTTGCTCTCCCAGCCGTTTTTGAATGCTTTTGCAGCATCGGCGCGGAGGGTGACAAGGGCTGAACTGCCGCCGATGTCGCGTATCAAATCACGGTAGATGTCCAGTACAGGGCGGTTGATTTTGGCGGCAAGCTGGTTCATGAGCGTCCATGCGTAAGCGTTGGCCGATAGGCTGCGCTTTTGTGAGGCCGTGCCGATGACGGCGGCAAGGGGCTTGCCCTCGTCAATAACGGCGCGGGCTTTATCGCAGTCAGCGGGGGAGCATTCCAGCGTAATTGTGTTGCCGATAACAACGGCGGTCTTGATGGAGATTTGCTGCTTCATTTCCTGTGTTCAAACTCCTTTGCAACGCTGCGCCAATCATCATCGGTGAAGTCCTTAAACAACTTACCAATAAAGGTTTTTGCTTCTGTTTGAACCGTTTTGTTGTCCTTCCCGGTTCGCTGTGCATATCCTTTCAGCGCAGTTGTTGCCATGTCCTTTACAACCTGTGCGGTAACTTCTGGCGCTGTTGTGACAGGCTGCGGCTCTTCTTCATAGCGCTCTTTAAATTCATCTGCTTCGCTATCGGAATAGATGCCGTCAAACGCAAGTTTACAGATTTTCAAAACAACACGGTCAAACAAGCGTTTGTATGCCATTGCGTAAGGGTAAGCGTTCTTACAGTTCTGCGCAGATGCTTCGCCAACTTCGTAAAGTCCCTGCTGCTTGTTGGCGTAGGTGAATACAAGAGAGTTCCCATATCCAGATTTATCAACGGATACGCAATCCGGGTTGAATTTGTCTTTTTCCGGCATGTTATCGTTAATCTTCAAGCAGGCGTTGTGGCTGATAATCAAGCCGGTGTACATCATTTTCCCGGTTTTGGTCTCGTTCATTAAAATCCAGAAATCAGATTCTTTTAGGTACGGTCTATCGTTGATGGCCTTTAATGCTTTGTCGCGGCTTGCAATGTATTTTGCGCTTTGGATAACGGGGACCTCTTGACGGGATTTAAGCGAATACTCCGATTTTTTTTCGTTAAACATCAGATTGCTTCTCCTTCCTTGTCCTCTGTCGTTAGGTGGATGCGGTAGCAGCTGGCGGGCGGCAGGGCCGTGTCCGGCTTGCGGGTTTTTAGGTCATAGTAGTAGACCGGAATGCCATCTGCCAGAAAATAGGTGCTGTTCAGGCCATATTCATGTTTTGCGAAAAGCGGTACAAATGCGCCGATGCTCTCGGAATAGATGCGGCGGGCATCCTTCACGGCGTTGAAATAGCAAGCGCTGATGCCCTTTCTAGTGGGGATGAACTCGGCAAGATGCCGGCCCTTCAAAAGTGCGTGCGCCTGTTTCAGGGCGCTGATGTCGTCAATGGTCATTTAGTAGTCCTCCATACAGCGGCAATCTTCCCAGGGGTCGTCCTCTTGGACATCCTCACCGGGGAAGTCGCCGGGGTTATAACACATATCACAGCCGATGATTTCCGTTCCGAATTTTGCAGGGATAAAGTAGATGGCTTCGCATTCCTCGCCACATACCGGGCAGCGGGGGCGGCGGGGTTCATCAGGCGGGAAAGGGTTATCTTGATGCCCCCAAAAGCTGGTCATTCGTCGGCCTCCTGTTTTTCTTCCTCATCAGAAAAATGAAGCTCCATCAAGTCGGCAATCGCAAGGTACTCTTTGGCGTATTTGCTGTTGCCGTTGGTTTTCTTGACGATTTCTCGGAACTGCGCCAAATCACCATAAAAGCAGCCGCATTGTACGCGGAGAATTTTATCTTTGCAGCGGAAAAATGTGGTCGCGCGGAAAAATTGACCAAAGCCTGTAACAACGGCGTAGTCCGCATCGTCGAAGACCCGCGCATTGCCGGAGACCTGCGCATCGCCGTAGACCCGCGCATTGCCGGAGACCCGCGCATTGCCGGAGACCCGCGCAT